ACTGCTTCACGAACTGCAAAAAGACGAACTTGAAGCCTTCCGGCGTAGTGGTCACGTCCACGCCGTTTTTGAGCCCCGGCAGGTTGTAGCGCATCCGGGCGATGATCTTGCGCCAAGCCTGCTGTGCCTTGATCGACGTCAGCACGTCCAGCTCATCCACCAACGCGTGCCCAATCTTGAAACCGACAATGGTCTGCGGCTTCTCCATTGAACGACAAATCACCGTGCCGCGATATTGCCGGCCGCTGTAGATGTGAACCTCATGGTTCGCCTGGTTGATCTTGGTCTTCAGGCCCCACTCGTAGGCTACCTCCTCCATCGTCGGATAGAAGATGTCGCGGATCTGCGGGTATGTCGGAGCGAAGTAACCTGCGTTAACGCCGGGCCACTCCATGAAATGTTTGCTCAGCGCCGAGCATCCGACCCAGGTTTTCCCGGAGCCGAACCCAGCAACGAATGCGCGAAACTTGTGAGGTAACAGGAGGAACTGCGACTGCGGAACGTTAAGGCTCGGCATTCGGTTTCCTCGCATCCACTACGTCTACCTGAATGCGCGTCGGGATTACCGGCTCATCGTCCGGCTCATCCTTCCGGCTGCGGTTGACGTAGACGTCGCCGACTTCCTTCGCTGCCTGCTCAAGAATCTGCATGGCGAGGCCGATGTTCTTCATCCCCTCTGCGCGCTCAACGAATCGATTCATGGCGCGGAGCCGGTACGCTCGGTTGGCGATCGGTATCTCTGCCGTCTCTTCACGAAAGCGCTTACGGGTGTCATGGAAAAGGGTTTGCCACTTGGCAGCGAGGTTCACTCCAGCGCGCTTGGTGGGATCGTGTTGCTCTACCTGTTGCCGGGTAATCTCAATCTCAAATTCTTGCTTCACCGCTTGAGAGACTTGCGTAGGCGTGTCGAAGCACGCCAAAGCCTGAACGATGAAGGCTTTCACATCGTTTTTCAGGGCTGCCATAAATTGGGTTCCGTCTCATGCCTGTCTCACATTCAGGCCGACTTGAGCAGACAGGTTCCGCAGGCCCTCGATATGTTCAATTTCCCCACCTCAGCAGGATTGTTTGCAGCATCCACCAGCTCCTGCACTTGAGGGCTCGCCCCATACCGACGCACCACACCGACGAACTCTTCAACGTCGTGTCCGCGCATCTCAAGCTTGGGCAATCCTTCCTGGGTGAACTTGGGTGCGCCGTACTGATCGGTCGCTTGAGCGATGTGGTACAGCTCATGTTCGACCAGTGCGCAGAAGTCAGCGTCAGAGCACTGGGCGCAGTAATCGGCGGCAAGGGTGATGATGTAGGCCGGCACGTCGCCGAACCAATCCATCATCTGTTGTTCCATCCGGGCTTTCTGCCAGCCACCTGCTCGGAACGCGACCTGCTCAGCCTGACCTACGACTGTGCGCCCCTTCTTCGTGAAGGCAGCAGACGCCCACATGACTCGCACGTCTGCATCGATCAGATGGGCATGGTCTTCGTTGTGGATGCTGCCGGTGTCGGCGAGGATTTCGGCTTGGAGCCATTGCCAGACTTCCGGAGCTGGGGTCAGGCGGATTCCGAAGTCGGATAGCTCTGACAGTTCTAGCAACGGCGCTGGCGGATATGGCCTCATTATCCAATACCCTCGATAAAAACCCCGCACGCGGCGGGGTCGGTTTGACCAAAGCTAGTGCGTTACATTTCTTTCCCGGCCATGTAAAGAATGGAAAGCGCTATCCGGGCTATGTCGATGTCTTCCCCCGCGAAACGAAGCCGAGCTGGGATAGAGCCTGAGACTTCATCACCCTGGAACACTTGCCCATCAGTGTTCAGACGTAACGACCAAATCCTGCGCCAAAAAACCTCTCCGGTTTCGGAAACTCCCCGTTTCTCGACTACGTAGCGCCCTTGCACCCCTGACTCGTTGACAAACGGCACCAAGTCCATCCGAACAAGACCGAAAGGCGTTGAGATTTCAGCAAGCGGTCCATGGCTGGTCGAGACCAGCGACAGTCCCCATGTATGTTGAACAAATTGGTCAGAAAGCAGATTCCTCAGCCTGTCGAAAACGCTGAGGGCATGCTTTCTGATTTGCTCAATCTCGTCAGGCGCGTGCCTTACCAGGTCTGCCTGCCGATCGGTAACGGGTAGATGCTCCATGAAGCCTCCTGATCAGTTGAAAAATCAGTATGGCATTGCTTCATCAGTCGTCCACGTTATCCAACAGCACATCAATCAGCTTCTGCTCACCCAGGCGCATTGCACCCAAACACTGCAGGTCGTCGCACTTGGGCCGAGCCCGAACACCGTCATTTCGCCTTTCGGCCCCATGAGGGTCGGAGCACCTACAGTGCATTCCGGATGCACGCCGGCATCAAGATCATCAGCAATCTTGCGTAGCGTCTTAGCGGTGTCGCGCCATCCTTCCCGCTTGAAATCAATGGGCTTGGCAGTCATGCGATCACCTTCTGCAGCCACTCTTGAATGATGCGCTGCACAACCGGCTCGGTGAGGATTGAGGAAGGCTGCTTACCGTCGATCACTGACTGAACCAGCGCGCGCGGAATGATATGGGCGCCGTCACCGGCTACCACCATCAGGTGCGGGCGCTGATCGGCAATGTCATGGGTTTTTGCTGTCATGCTCGCTCCAGTGTCGCGACACAATTTGCTCTCTCGCGAAACGTGTCGCGACCTACTTGCTCTGACTGCGCTTGATCTGTGCGTCCACCTGGTCGGCACAGGTGTCGAGCAGCTCAATGGCTCGATCCTTGAGTGCCCACACATCCCCGTTGAGTCGCAGATCCGTGTCATCGCCATTTATCCGCTCACAGGGGATTGGCTCAGGTGCTTCAATTCTTACCGCCTTTGCCTGGGTTACCACTGCTGGTTTTCCCGCGCAGGCCGTCAGGCAGAGGCTGAGCAGCCCAATCACGAACAGGCTTGCTGTTGCGTTTGAGTTCTTCAAAGTTCTTCTCCGCCTTTTTGGCTTTGGCCTGACTGGCCTGTAACCGCTTGTTCAGGTCTTTCTGGTAATCGGCGTTGCGCTGGGCTTCGGCGCGCAGCGTTGTGATCGTGGCCTGGCTTTCGAGGTTGGCGTCGACCGCCTTCTTCTTCTCGCTGGCTTCGAATGCCACCTCCCCGCGAAGGGCGACGACGCGCGATTGCTGGATGCCAACGAGGAGCAGACCGACCAGAGCGATGATGATTGCAGCGGCGAAAGCCTTCATGCGGCATCCGCCTTGCGACCGAGGAAACGGGTCACCAGTTCGCGTATGGCTGTAACGCCAAGAAAGCCGATCGTGCCACCGGCAGCGACCGACAAACTGGAAGGCCAGGCCATCCACTCAATAAGACTCGACGCGACCAAGCTCAGCGATCCGCAGATCAGCGCCTCGAACACAATCCGGCGCTTACTGGTTTCCTTCGCGTCGTACATGACTCGAAGCAACGATACGGTGATGGACATGATCACGCCCTGCCAGAGCGGATTGCTCAACGCCAGCCAGATCTTGGCCCATGTGTCTGGCTTGTCAGGCATGTTTGGCATCCGGGTTGCCTCCCCCTTGGGGAGATTGATAAATCCGGCGTCCGCTGCACTCCCAGCTCGGGGCAATGGGTGTGGGGAGCCGAAAACTAAAAAGCCCCGCACAGTGGCGAGGCTTTTGTTAATTATTTAATTACTTCAGCAAGTTGTTTTTATCAAACGCCCCGGTTCCCTTGTGAGCGAACGTAGTTACGTCGATGCCATCACTACGGAAACCAAGAAGCAGTAGCTTCAGCGATGCCTCGTCAATGCCAATATTTGGCCGAAGGTGCCTAAGCTTCCTAGGGTTCGGTGCGGTATTGAGGACTTGAGCCAATAACTGAGCGCTCTCTTTGTCACCCAACTCAAAATACCAGCAGTCCTCGAACATGGAGTCCACAAACCACCTACCCTCTCGCTCATCAATCTCGTAACGAGGAGGATAAAAAAGCGTGACATCAAGGGAGTCCGCGTTCGCTTTAACGTCTAGAGTTGCAAATATCTCCCCATTGGGAAAGTGATCTTCCAAAGCTTTGGCGATGTGGACACTTTGCTCATAAAACAAGGGATCCAATGCGAAGGTAAATTTTAAAGGCCGATCTGTCCGAGGATGATAGTTAGCTTCATCGACAATTTGCCCGAAAATCCTACCCACTTCAGGCTTTATCTGATCTTTAACAGCCTTGTTCACAATTTAATCTCCTTAATTATGTGCGACAAGGATGATAGAAGGACTTGGAAAAAGCAAAGCCCCTCATGAGCTAGGATCAATTCCTTCTTCTACCCCGGCATTTGCTGCGCCGACGTCCACTGTATTAATCTCGCTGACCCAGTCTCGCACCACCCCAACAGCATGGTGAGGTAAGGGTGCGCGGGCTGCCGGTGTTGTTTCCGTGCGTCGCACTATCCGGCTATCGACGTCCAGGTCTTCCCGAGGGCTGTCTTGGTTAAAGGTAAACTCGAGTCATAAAAAACCCCGCTTCATGGCAGGGTTCTGTCGTAAACGCGACTGGCGGTCAATTCATCTTTCGAAGCCGTCGCATTCAAAGTCTTTTCGCTGCACGGTTGATTTGGAGCTCGCGTCAGGATCTTTCGAGTCGAATGGCTGCACACTCAAAGTTTCAACTAGCTCCAACTGGATGTCGTGGGCGACAAAATAAACTCTCAATGCTTCGCTCAGCACCGATGTTCTATCTTTGAGCGGTTTCAAGTCTGCAGCCGATCTCGCAGACTTCTCGGACTGATCGTAAAGATCGCGAAAATCTTGCGCTGTCAGTGGCAAGCTCTTGGCCATCAACTCGTCCAGTTCCGCCTGCCCATTTAGCCACAATTTCAAGAGCTCACGCATCGCCAACCAGTGAACATGAGCGCTCGCCAGTTCGAAAGAGCTGAAGGGATACCCTTTTACATCCCCATTTACATAGACGAACCAAGTTTTGTCATCGTTTTTCTTTGGAATGACGGCATATTGTGTCAAGGCGTACAACCTTCAAGATTCGGGCATTCCAAGGTATCAGTTTCAGATGAAAACAAAAAACCCAGCTCTTGGCTGGGCTTAGAGGTTCGTGTGCGTTTCTCGTTACTTGTGCACTATGGGAAAAGTACGCTCGAAACGCCGTCATGTCAATATGATTATGCCGCCTCTTGATCTTTTTCCCCGTGGATCACCTGCCATAGTGGTTGCTGCGCCTGAATATCCACTTCCTTAATGACTTCTTTCAGGAATTGCCACAACCCTAGCCAGTCACGCGTCCAGTTTTTCGGATCGATCGTTACACCGAAGAAAGCATCCATCTCAGTGGCAACACGGGCAGGCCCCCACTCTGCCGATCCGACGACTTCCCCTTTGTACGATTGCAAGGCCAGGGTAACCAGATACTGCGCCTTCACACGCTTGGCCGAAGTCAGGTCAGGCAGCGCAGCTTTGGCGGTGATCAACAGCACTGCGTTCAGCAGGTGCTTCATGTTCATCGCCGGGTGATACAAGTAGTGCCCGAACTGCTGCACTTGGAACGGCAGGGTGTCGATAGCGCGCAACACCTTGCCGATCGTAGCCAGGTGTGCAGCGCGGGCAGTCGAGCGACCAACCGGCGTACGGCGCGTCTCGCTGATGCTGATCCGCTGACGGACGATTTCAATACGCTCCTCTTTGTCATCGCCCAGTGCGGCGAATACAGCCTCATGCCGGCGCAACCGGGCGCCCTTCGTCACCGGTGCTGATGCACCGCGCTCGATGGCCACAGCGCTGATCGACGCGTTCGATTCGTGCTGCGCTTCAGTCCAGACCTGTCTTGCGTTGATCAGCTTCATGCGGCTTCCCCTTTCTTCAGCTCTCTTGTCTTGGCTCGGTATTCGGCCTTGATGGTTTTGATTTCTTCGACGGTGTACTTGCGGGGCTGATGAGGCCCTTCAAGCCAAATCACTGTTTCGGCGCCGATGCGTTGCACCAACCGGATTCGGTACTCGACCGAATTGCCGGACAGGTTGCGGTTGCACTTCACGCACTGACGGTGAATGTTCAGTGGCTCGAAGCGCAGCTCAGGGCATGCACCGACGGATCGGTAATGGCCAGCGTCCCACCGGCTGCCTGTTATCAGGTTGTTGTCGTTCGGCATCGAGTCGCAGCTGATGCACGGAAGGTGCGCGTCACGCAGCCGGACGTACTCGTTGACCGCCGCCTGTGCTTCGCGCAAATGTTCCGCCCTGCTCTTCAGCTTCTCCTTGCGCACCTGAATCTCGCGGCGCTCGCGCTGGTCGATGGCCTTGCGGGCTTTCTCGCTGTTCGCCGGCGCATGAGCCAGCGCGCATTTCGGGCTGCACACAACCTGTGTGGTGTTGAACATCGGCGCGAACTTCTCGCCGCAGGCCTTGCAGGTTTTCTGCTTCGCATCCTTGAGGGCAGTCCGCATCAGTAGCGCCCTCCCCACTTGTCCTGCTCAGTCCAGCGCACGTCATGCTCGGCGCCGAAGGCGTGCATCAGCTCGAACAAATCGCTGAACCACTTCTGCGACTGCTTGCGCGTCGACACCGCCATGACGACGAATCCACCGTCCAAGCCTGGCTCTGCGCGCTGCTTCTCCAGCGAGGCACTGAAAAGGCACTTCCAATCCTCACTGGTCAGCTTCTTGCCGTGCCAGATCACCTGCTCGGAAACGTCCTTGAGCATTGCCCACATCTTGCGGTTGCAGATGTCCGGGCGTTTCTCGTCGCGGATCACAACGACCTTCGGCTTGCTCAGGTCGATGGTGTGCAGGACGCCGGCCAACCGGTTGACGTCGCGCTGATCGCGGATCGTGTATTCGGGATTCATTGCTGCACCACGTTGGTAGGTGGCGTCTCGCTCATTTCGCCGAGCTGCTTCGTCAGACGTTCGTTCTCAGCCAGCAGCTCGAGCGCAACCTCTTCCACGGTTCTTTCGCCGAGAAAGTCCTGCAATGCTTCAGTGTTGCGCTTCCACTCTGCGCAGTCAGACCGGAATGACGCGGCTTCGGCCCACAGCAGGGATTGGAGTTTTTGTTTGTCGATGGTCATGTCCTTTGCTCCGTATTCTTCCTACCGAACTGGGCCAGCACTTGCGCCCGTGCTGCGGCGCCAGATGTTGGGATCTGCTGAATTTCCAGCAACCGCGCCTGGCGCAAGTCTCCATGCTCCTCGGCACGCTGCAGCTCGGTTTTCTGACCGTCATGCCCGATTCCTTTGGCGATGTCTTCCAGAGGCAGGCCCTGCACTAGCAGCCGAATGGTGATGTCGTAGGCGCGGTCGAAAACCTCGCTGGCTTTGTCCGGTTCAAGGTCGCCGAGGTTGTGCATTTCGCATTGCAGCGCGGCGTGACGAACCGCCTCATGCGACCAGGCGCGATTGTCGAAACGGCTGGGATGGGCGTTTTCTAGCGCCTCACGAAACGCCTTGTCGTGCGGTGGGATGCCCAGCATTTCTGGCGTCGGCTGGCACAGCTTGATGAACTTGCCGACACTCGGCATGAAGTCAGTGCCGAGCATCCGGCAGCGCTCAACACCGAATCGGATCTGCTCGAGCTGGCTGATCCCTTCGACCATGAATGCCTTCGTCCAACTGCGCTTCGCAGAGTTGAGTGCGTCGTCAGTCGGCCAAGCCTGCTTCCACGCCGGGAAGATCGCCTGCAGCTCACGAAACAGCGAGTTCACGACATCGACAGCTTCGGGCGGCAACGTCTTCGGCATGACCGGGACAGCTGTTGGCTGATGGCTGCCCATAGCGGCGACAACGTCAACGTTTGCTCCAGATGATTTCAGAAGCTGGGCCGCGCTTTGTGGCGGCTTCGGCTTGCTCACAGGACACCATCCATGTTTTCAGCCCAGTCACGACCGTCGAAGTCAGGGCCGTTTGCCTGTCTGCGCAGCGGGAACTGGCGAACGTTGCTGGCCGATGCTTTGTCGCGCTTCAACCACTTCACCAGCAGGCTCACCCAAGATGCCTGCGTCTCTACACGGCCAGAGGCCGAGTAATGACAGACAAAGGCGGCGGTGGCCTCGTCGGTGAAAGCGTCGACAGGGATTGCCATGCGCAGCGCGTACGACTTCAGCAGCTTCTGGTCAGGCACCCAGTCGAGGGTCATCTCGGCTGGTGACTTTGGGTCGACCGAATTTTTCTCGTCCGCGTGTAGAGTGTTGTGTTGATCTTCTCCTATTCCCTTCCCTTCCCTTCCGGGGTCTACCGGTCGACGATCAGTCGACGACTCCTCGGCGAATTGTTGGCGAATGTTCTCCGACTGATCGTCGAACTCAGATGGCGGCGCAGGGTATTTGAAGTTCTTTTTCTCGATCTTCTGATGCTTCCAGCCGCGAACGTGGAAGTAATTTTTCCCCGTCACCCAATAGCTCTGAATCAGCTCAGCGCCTTCCAGCTCGCCCAGCAGATTGCTCACCTCTTCGGTGGTGATGTCATCCCCGGGGAACACCAACGCTTTGATGGTGCGCGGTGCCAGCGGGTGGTTGCCGCCGTCATCGCAGAAATTCCACAGACCAATGAACAGCAGCCGAGCTATCGGGCGGCAGGACATAACCTGCTCGCTCGACCAGAACTCGGGTTTGACGGTACGAATGCGAGCCATCACGCGGCCCCCTTGAGTGCTTTGTCATGGGTGAACAGCCCGTCCCACGTCTTCTTCATTGGCAGCTCGCCGGCCAGGTACAGGTCGTATAAGCGCACGGCCCCCTTCCTGAGCAGAACTGGGGTGAAGGAAACGAACGGCTCTTTGCCGTGGGGAGTGACTTCGTGCTGATGCTCGGTCATGTACTTATCGCGGGCGTAAGACGCCACACGGAAGCGCAGGCCGGATTTGCTCTCGTTGTAGAGCCAGCTACGACCTTCGAGGAACTTGCCCACCTGCATGACGTTGACCCCATTGAGCCCCTTGCAGAATTGGGTGTGGGTCATACCCTCCTTGAACAGGTTTTCCATGGAGTGGATTTTCGAGGCCTGCGCTTCGACCTGGATCGACAGCTGCAGGCGCTGCTGCTCAGCCTCGAATGCGATCTGGATAAGATCCATGCGTGACAGTTCGCGCGGCCGAGACAGGGCATTGATCTTGAAGACGA